GACGTTGACTAAGAATGGCGAAGACATAAGTAGTCATACGGCTACAAATACCTATAAGACTCTACAAGAGGTTATCGGTATTGATTTCAAGACATTCTCTCAGCTAGTGTACCAGAATACTAATGCTAGTTTGCAGTTTCTCACTGCAACTGATGCAAACCGCAAGAAGTTCTTGATCGACTTATTGCACCTAGAAAGATATGTTGATTTGTTTGATGTCTTCAAGGAAGCTGCCCGTGGCGTAGCTGTACAGACCGCCGCTGTATCTTCCAAGTTAGCGACCGTTGAGAAATGGCTCCAAGATAATAAATTAAGTGATACCAACATACTACCCTTGTTGGATTTAGATATTGATACATCTGAGGATGAGAAGACTCTCCGTTCTTTAACGATAGAACTTCAAAATATCGCAGAAAAAAATAAAAAAATCTCTTCCAACAACCAATATAAGGCGTTGATACAAGCTATAGATATCGCTAGTATACAGAGCCAAAGCCTTTCTCACATAGACTATGATCCTTTAGTGTATGAGCATGGTGAGTTAAAAGCAGTCGCTACGGGTGCTCAACGAACTCTTGCTAGGCTAGAGAAAATGAAAGACCAATGCCCTACTTGCGACCAGCCTATTGATATATCTGTCGAAAAGGCTATGATTGAGGAAGAGCATGAGAAATTAAAAGCCTCGAAGGAGAGACTGGATGAACTTGCAGAAGAGATTGAGCGAATTAAGGAAAATAATACACAATTTGCCGCTAATGAAAGAGATCAATCAGATTGGGAGAATCTTTATCGGTCAATTGATAATACTCTACAGTCATCTCCTGTTGATCGTGGACAGCTTGATAGTAGCATATCTAGCGTTCAAGATAGATTACAGCGATCAAAAGACGAAGTGGCTGGAATCTCGGCAGAGAACGAAAAACGCACTAAAAGAAACACAAGAATCCAAGTAGTACAGGAACAGTCAGATGCGTTTACTGCACAGTTGGAAGAGTGTCAAGCTGAGTTAGATGTCCAAAGTAAGTTAGAGTCGAATCTTGAAGTGTTAAAGAAGTCTTTTAGCACTAATGGTTTACTAGCATACAAGATAGAGAACTTAGTTGGTGAGTTAGAAGAGTTGGCAAATGAGTACTTAGCCGAACTTTCAGACGGACGCTTTACTCTTGAGTTTGTTGTTTCAAATGATAAGTTGAACGTACAGATAACGGATAATGGGAACATAGTAGACATACTAGCGCTATCCTCTGGAGAGTTAGCTAGAGTAAATACTGCTACATTGATCGCGATTCGTAAGTTGATGAGTAGTATTTCAAAGTCTAGAATCAATGTATTATTTTTAGACGAAGTTATAGGTGTTCTCGATGATGTAGGAAGAGAGAAGCTGGTAGAGGTTCTACTAGGTGAAGAGTTAAACACTTATGTAGTATCACACGGGTGGACTCACCCTCTTCTAGAGAAGATTGAGGTCGTCAAGAACGGAAACGTAAGCGGACTAGAATAATGAGTGCAGGTAGACGTAGGCTGTGGTGGAGACACGTTAGAGAGAGAAGCCTTTTAGATATACGGAAAGAAGAGCAACTCAAGAAAGAAAAAGAGGAAGAAGATGGTAGATTCAAGAGCGAAAGGAGCGAGGGGAGAGTACCTAGTTCGTGATATGCTTCGAGAACTTACAGGGTTAAAATTCGAAAGAGTGCCCGCCTCGGGCGCTCTGGAGTATCTGAAAGGGGACTTATATGTCCCTAATCAGAGAAACCATTACTGTATCGAAGTGAAGAACTATAAAGAGTCTCCTTTATCGGATAAACTCTTTACCCAGCCTAAGACTAATAATCTTATACGTTGGTGGAAGAAAGTAGTAATACAAGCAGCAGGAGGCGATCAAAAGCCTATGCTATTTTTTAAATATGATCGATCAAAGGTATTTGTAGTAACAGAAGAGAAGCCTGAGAATACTAATGAGTATCTCTATATTAAGTTTCTTAACTGCTATGTACTAGTGGCAGATGATTGGTTGAATACAGAGAAAGTGGAGTGGATAGGTGGCTTTTAGTTTTAATGAAGGTACGGCCGGTGTAGCCGGTAGAACACTTGTTGTAGATGCTCTTAACTTGGCATTTAGATGGAAACATCAAAACAGGACAGACTTTCGAGATGAGTATGTACAAACAGTAAAATCTCTAGCACAGTCTTACAAGTGCAGTAATATTATTATTACTGCAGATTGGGGCTCCTCTAGTTATAGAAAAGAGATACTACCAGAGTACAAGCAGAATCGAAAAGATAAGTACGCAGACCAGACAGATGCGGAAAAGCAAGCCTTCAAAGATTTCTTTGAAGAGTACGAAGAAACACTAGAGTTGCTTTCTGAGAGTTACAAAGTTCTCAGGTTTCAAGGTGTAGAGGCAGATGATCTTGCTGCCCACCTTGTAAAAGAAAAGAAGCAGTATGGATTAAGTGAGGTATGGATGGTTTCAAGTGACCGAGACTGGGACTTACTAATTCAAGAAGGTGTAAATAGGTTTTCTTATGTTACTCGTAAGGAGGTTACTATTGACAATTGGAGTGAGCACTACGGAGTAACTCCAGAAGAGTATATCTCCTTCAAGTGCTTAACAGGAGATAAGGGGGATAATGTTCCGGGCATTAATGGAATAGGACCTAAGCGTGCAGAGCAGCTCATTGGTGAATATGGAGATGCTATGTCAATATACGATAATGTACCGATACCTGGTCACTATAAGTATATACAAGAGTTAAACGCTAATGCGGATGTCCTATTGAAGAATTATGAATTGATGGACTTAATAACATATTGCGATGATGCAATCGGAGCAGACAATGTGTCTGAGATACAGCGGAGAATGATGAATGCAAATTAATTATAAAAGAGACAAGTACCTGTCTGAGTTTAGTATTAAGACTCTAGAAGATAGATACTTAGTAGAGGGAGAGACCTCTCCCCAAGATGCGTTCGCCAGAGCAGCGAGAACATTCGCCGATGACGAAGAGCACGCACAGAGATTGTATGATTATGCTAGTAAGTTATGGTTCATGTTTAGTACACCCGTACTTAGCAATGGTGGCACTAGTCGCGGCATGCCTATATCTTGTTTCCTTAACTATGTTGAAGATTCAAGAGGTGGAATCACCGGACACTATACCGAGAATGCTTTCCTTTCTTCTGTGGGTGGTGGCGTTGGTGGTTGTTGGAATGATGTACGAAGCGTAGGAAGTAAAACCTCTGCGGGGTCGGAGTCAACTGGAGTAATTCCCTTCTTGAAAGTAGTTGATGCAGAAATGCTAGCTTTCTCGCAGGGCGTAACAAGAAGAGGTAGTTATGCAGCATATTTGGACATATCACATCCAGAAATTGAAGAGTTTCTTGATATACGTAAGCCAACCGGCGGTGATGTTAACCGAAAGTCTACTAATCTACACCATGCTGTTACTGTGTCTGATGAGTTCATGGAACTAATCGAACAGGCAACACGTACGGAAGGGTTTGACGACTCATGGGACTTGATTGACCCACATAGTAAGGAAGTAACAAAGACTGTGTCAGCTAAAACGTTATGGGTAAAGTTAATCCAGAACCGAGTTGAGACAGGAGAGCCTTACATTATGTTTAAAGATACTGTACAGGATGCATTACCACAGTTTCAGAAGGATGCAGGATTGCAGGTACATCACTCTAATCTTTGCTCTGAAATTACACTTGCAACAGACTCAGAACGAACCGCAGTATGTTGTCTATCAAGTGTAAATCTGGAAGAGTATGACGAGTGGAAGGATAATGAACAGTTTATCCCAGACCTAGTAAGAATGTTAGATAATGTACTAGAGCACTTCATACAAAACGCTCCAGATGAGTTGTATAGAGCTAAAGTAAGTGCAGAAAAGGAAAGAAGTATTGGACTGGGTGCGATGGGTTTCCATGCGTATTTACAAAGACACAATATACCATTCGAGAGTGTATTAGCCAAGGGTGCTAACAACCGAATGTTTACTAGGATTAAGAAGGAGGCAGTACGTGCCACAAGACAACTTGCAGACGAAAGAGGTGAATGTCCTGACGGGATTGGTTTCGGTGTTCGCAACGCTCATCTTCTTGCTGTTGCCCCTAATGCTTCTTCTAGTATTATCTGTGGTAATACAAGTCCTTCGATTGAGCCTTATAGAGCTAATGCATTTACTCAGAAGACAAAAAGCGGTTCAAGTCTTCTTAAAAATGAGTATCTGGAACACGCTCTTGATGAGATTGATCAAAATACGGACGAAGTTTGGAAGAGTATTATTACCAATCGCGGCAGTGTACAGCACCTTGACTTCTTGGATGACTACACTAAAGACGTATTTAAAACCGCCGTGGAAATAGACCAGAAGTGGATAATAGAGTTTGCAGGAGATCGACAGAAGCATATTTGCCAAAGTCAGTCGCTGAATGTATTCTTCCCTGCTGATGTATCTAAGCAAGAGCTACACGCAGTACATATGATGGCGTGGAAGCAGAAAGTAAAAACATTGTACTACCTACGTAGTGAAGCAATGAAACGGGCCGAGACTATTTCAGACGAGGCACTAAGGCAGTATATGTTTGATAGCATAGACGAGGGCGCTTGTTTAGCGTGTGAGGGATAAGATGAGTAATTTACTAGAAGAAAGAGAATATTATAAGCCGTTTAACTACCCATGGGCATTTGAACATTACAAATCACAGCAGCAGATGCACTGGCTGCCAGACGAGGTTAACCTAGCAGACGACCTGAAGGACTTTAGAGAGAACTTGAGTGAGGGCAATAAGCTGTTGCTCTCCAATATCTTCCGATTCTTTACTCAGGCAGATGTTGATGTATGTTGTGGCTATGCTAAGCACTACCTACCAACGTTTAAGCAGCCTGAAGTACGTATGATGCTAGTATCCTTCGCCGCGATGGAAGCAGTACACCAAGAAGCGTATTCTCTTCTACTTGAAACACTTGGCTACGGGGACGATGAATACAAAGAGTTTATGAAGCACAAAGCTATGATGGACAAGCATGATCACCTTAGTAATTTCGGGATGGATACTAAGATGGATATTGCAAAGACTATGGCTATCTATTCGGGCTTTACAGAGGGAGTACAGTTATTTAGTAGTTTTGCTATTCTACTCAACTTCCCTCGACATAACTTGATGAAGGGTATGGGACAGATTGTTACTTGGTCTGTAAGAGATGAGAGTTTGCACGTTGAAGGTATGTCTCAGCTCTTCCGTACTTACATTCAAGAAAACCCAGAGTTGTGGAATGATGATTTGAAGTATGAAATCTATTGTGCAGCAGAGAGATCAGTAGAGCTAGAAGATGCCTTTATTGATCTATGTTTTGAAGGGGCTGATGTTCCTGATCTGACTCCAGAGGATGTTAAGCTCTACATTCGCTACATTGCAGATCGAAGACTACTAGGACTAGGCTTGAAGAAGATTTTTGGAAGCGATAAGAATCCTTTGGATTGGTTGGACTATATGCTTAATGGAGTTGAACACGCTAACTTCTTTGAGAACCGCGCTACTGAGTACTCTAAGGCGAGCACCACTGGCAATTGGCAAGATATTTTTAAATAGGAAATAATAATGACTGATAACACAATAGTAATTGATGGCGTAACACACAATGTAGAAGACCTATCAAAAGGCGTGATCTCTACAATTAAACAGCTTCAAGATATACAAGAGAAGAAAAATAACCTAATCTTTGCAATGGAACAAGCTGATATGGCTCTTGGAGGATTTACAGCAAAATTAAAACAGGAAATGGATGAAATGACTGTACCCGAACCTGTACCACCGAAGAAACCATTACCAAAAAAGAAGTAAACTAAAGGGGGGGTAAGCCCCCTTTTTGTTGTCCTAAATAAACCTATTCTCCTAGTTCGGGACGTGTGTCTGGGAAGTCTTCGGTTGAAGGCCAGTCCCGTAGAGCTGCTCTATAGGTGATGATAGCATCACGATTAGGATAATCGGGAACCATTGCAGCATGATCTGTGCGGGCGAGTTCATCATTACGCCAGAAGATTTGTGAATCTTCTAGTGAAAGTACTATTTCAAATATCTCTAAGCTCATTACAATATCCTC